GGCGATGATGAAACTCTTTTTAAAGGTCCTCCCGCGCATGTAGGCGAGCGGAACAATCTCGACGCTTTTTTGGATCCGGTCCTTTTCGAAAATCTCAAACATAGGCTTGACCCAGGGCTCCATCTTCTTCTCGAGTTTTCCTGGAAGAAAGCCAATGTCTTCGCCGACGCTCACGGCTGGGCGGGTGATGACGATATTCTCGACCCGGTTTGTAATGAGCGCGTGCGCGGCAGCCTTGCACGCAAAGAGCGTCTTGCCGCACCCAGCAGGACCACTCGCAACCACTATGGACTTTCTCGTATCCAGGAGCTTCTTCACGTATAGGGCTTGTTGGACGGTTCTCGCTGTGATGACGCTCATGAAGACTCTGAACTTTTTCTTTTTAAGTTGTAATGAAGTGTAGAAAAGTTCCATTTGCTCTCGACAAGAAGAAGATTGCCAAGTCTCCAATGAAAACTTTGAAAAAGGTTCTCGAAGTTGAAAAGAAGTTTCGAAAAGGTTTTACCCAAGTTGCATCACTGAAGAGCATGGGAAGATTGCCCAGATCCAACGGGTGTTACATTCTGGGGAACAAGTACTCGAGGCTCTAAAAGGTATTTAAGGAGAAGTACTCGGAGAAACAAATGTCTGAGGACAATACATTCATCTTAATGTTACAAAACTCGGTTGCACTTTTTCAGTTGTTGTGTATCAATGCAAAATTAGACTCTATTAGAAGACTTTTAGATAGATAAAAAAATACCTCACAGTACTTGTAAGAAAAGAAAAATGATTTTCGTCGAGGGAAACATCGGAACCGGCAAATCCACGTTCTTGACTCACCTGTCCAAGCACTGCAAGGTTATCCTCGAGCCCGTGGATGAGTGGACGCAGATGAAGAATGCCAATGGCAAGAATATCCTCGAAGAGTTTTACAGCGACCCAGCACGCAACGCGTACCTCTTCCAGTCCATCGCCTTCAGGTCGCGCATGAAGAACATTGTGAATCGCGACGACTGTTTCATAGAACGTTCGATTTACACGGACCGCAACGTGTTTGCCAAGACGTGTCGCGACGATGGGCTCATCGGGGACATCGAGTGGAACGATTACGTCTCGTGGTTCGACTGGCTCACGACGGAGTTTCAGGTGAAGCCCAAAGGGTTTGTGTACCTGAGGTGCGAGCCCGAAGTGTCTCTCGAACGCATCAAGAAGAGGAACCGTTCGGGCGAGGAAAACATTTCACTCGAGTACCTCAAGAAGCTTCATTCTAAACACGACGAGTGGCTCTTGAACGAAAAGGTAAACAGTGTGCTCGTCATAGACGTCAACGAGGACAACACACAAGAAGACATGATTGCCCAAGTCAAGGAGTTTTTCGCAGAATTTGTTTAATGTCTTGTTCAATAACTGTGAGTTTGTTTTCAATTCCGTGGAGAATTTCGCGGGTACTGTTGTGTTCAATATCCATTCTCGTGTACAAGTCTACTATTTTTTCAGACTGTTGTCCAGCATGAAAAATAAGAGCAACAATTGGAAGTGCCAGAGGTACAATCTTTATCAGTCCTTCGCTCATGTGAATTACCGACATTTTATTTGTTAGTGTACTGTAATAATGCCTTTTGACCCGAGCACCGTGAACAAAAAGGTACAGTACCTCACTGTCGACTCTGAGTACATCGTTAGTTCAAACACTGTAGTGAACGGCTACAGTATGGGTGGTAACAACAACTTTACAGTAAACTTTGGAACTTCTTCCTCGGCAATAACTTCAAACATCTTTGTTCAAGAGTTGAGAAATGTTATAGGTATCAAACTTGTTGACTTTTATGTTACACAGATTGCATCATGTGAACAAAACGTTTCGAATACGAGCCCTCTTGCAGTCAAGTACATTGACATCCTGTGTCCGGACCTTCCCGACCAGGCTCAGATTCTAGACGAACGCAAGAGTAAGATTTTTGCGAGGATTCCGCTCGAACGAGACTTTTCGAGCTCGGGACCGAGTAACGTAATTGTAAACGATAAACAGTGGAAGTCTTTTACCCGTCAGACGAATTTTTTCAATCCTTTATCAATCAAGCAATTGAGCTTTCAATTGTGGGAACTCACGGGGCAGAACACAGTCACGGACCCGTATGGTCCTGGAACGTACCAACCGCTCCAGCCCGACGCCAACTTTTACATGGTGCTCGAGGTTACCACAGTGGATTACGACGCAATCACGCTACCCAAAGAAGATCCGAACGTCAAAGTCGTCGAGGCTATAGAAGCACTCGGTGAAAAGATTACTGCCCTTTTCGAGAACCTTCCGGGACCTCAAGAGCCCGTGATTATCGAAAAGATTGTTCAATCTGTTTTACCATCACCTTCCGATGATGGCCGCCCCGAATCAAAAGGGAGCAACATGCAGACGTACATCATCATAGCGCTCGTGGCTATTCTGGTTGCGTATTTATTTATGAAGTAGCCTCCTCCGGTGGCGCGTCACGGGGTCCCTGGGGACCAATTGGACCTGGGGGTCCCTGAGGTCCCTGCGGTCCCTGGATTCCATCCGGTCCCTGGATTCCCTGGGGGCCCACGGGTCCCTCTGGTCCCGGAGCGCCATCAGCTCCTGGCGGCCCCTGCGGTCCCTGGGGTCCCGGAGCGCCGTCAGCGCCAGAGGGTCCATGAGGTCCCGGAGCGCCATCAGCTCCTGGCGGCCCCTGGGGTCCCGGAGCGCCGTCAGCGCCAGCAGGCCCCTGGGGTCCCGGAGGCCCCTGAGAACCAGGACCACTTTCGCTAGCAATGGCGTCTACGATACGAAGGAGACACGCCTGAACCGTGTCATCCATTTTGCGATGCGAAAGAATGAAAGCTTTCAGTTCGTCCATTTATAAGTACTAAAGATAATTATTCCTTTATTACAAATGCTGTTTATAGGTCCCAACCCACTTTCTGGAATCGGTCAGGTTGTTCGCAAATACAGCGTTCTTTTCCCAGAAAGCAAAACAGTAGAGTACGGGTACCCAGTCTCACAAGATGAGAAAGTTTTCATATTCGCTCTCCCAATCCCAGACGTTGTTCAGTACATTGAAAACATGAAACAGAAGACGAGTTCCATAGTCTGTATGACAGTCTGTGAAACTGAAACTGTTCACGAGTTGTACAGAACTCTTGTAAAACTCTTTGAAGTTGTTTACGTTCCAAGTGAGTTTTGTCAGCAAGTCTTCTCGAGGCAGTTTCCCGAAACAAAGTTTGAAGTCATCAGGCACCACGTTCCCCTGTTTAAAGTTGCCAGGAACCGTGACACGACTCCGTACATCTTTTACCACATTGGAAACGTTTTGGATCCGCGCAAACAAACAAAGAAGATTGTTGAAGCCTTTTTGAGGCTGAACCTTCCGGACACGCTCCTGGTTCTCAAGGCGACGTGCAAGGAGCCTGTCAAGTGGAAGTTGCCCAGGGTCCACATGATAAACGGCCTCCTCGAAGAAGAACAGATTCAGTCGATCCACGAGAGGTGCCACTGTTACGTGAGTTTCTCGCACTCCGAGGGGGTCGGCATGGGCGCCGTGGAGGCTGCGCTCTGCGACAAACCCGTGATAATCGCAGAGTACAGTGCGCCCAAGGAGTACATAAAGACCCCGTATACAATCAAATGCGGGACGACGACTGTTCCCGTGGACGATTTCCTGTTTCAAAAAGGAATGGTCTGGGGCGAACCCGATTTCGACCAGCTCATGGGGTTTATGAGGGACGCGTACGACGAGAAGCTGACTAAGATGGACCACTCGCACACTCGGAGTCTCGTGAGCTCTGAAGCTGTTCGCGCAAAAATTCAGAGTGCCTTTGATGTCGCCATGTAATGTCACTCACGAAATCGCCCCATCCATACTTTGCTATGTGTTCCAGATTCTTGAGAGAACACGCCATCGTAGTAGCCGTGTGGCCTTCGTACATCTTTGAACGAATCGAGTCCCAGACCGGTCCGTTCGTGTCCCACATGAAGCTTTCGCTCTCGTCGTGGTGCTTGAGCACGTGCCACCCCACGTGCGTCAGGGACGCGTAATCGTGGGTCAGAACCTCGCGCCACTCATCGCACTTAATGAAAGAAAAGTCTCCAGGTGTACTCATTTAAAAATCTTACACACGTTACTTTTAAGAGATGGAAGAGTACCGTGCGGTTCATCATGCAAAGTACCTCGAAAGAGAACGAATTCGTGAACGTTCGAAAAAGGTTCACGAACTCATAGACGGTATCAATACTTGTAAAACAATCTTTGAAGTTCGAAAAGTTACTAAAAAACTTTTAGAAATCCTGGAAGAACCCGTCGAAAAACTTGACTTTGGACTCAAACTCGTCGAGGCAATCAGTGCGTGTCCCCTGGTAAAGGTCCAGTTGGATAAAAAGTCACACACGCAGGCGAGTCGCACCATCCAAGGGAACGTCAAGAAGATTTTGAGTCTCTGTGGCCTGGATGACACGATTGAGATTCAGTACGAGATGGACTGCAGCAGGGACGAAGAAATTGCGAGGAGTCTCATCTGAGCACGTCGGCAGTCTTATTCTTATCCGAAAAGTACAGTGCATCTGGTCCGCACAGGAAAGGGTCGTTCCGTGCGTTGTCGGCTTTTGTGTTTACGGGAATACCATCGGGTACGATTTGTAAAAAAAGTTTGCACCTACCAATTTTATAGTACCTACACTCGCTGCACAAGCGTGGACGTGAAATAAAATGGGTCGCACGAACAAAACTCATTTGTTATCTATAGCATCGAATTGTTTATGTAGTTTGCGAGGTAAATTATGAGACCGATAAAGATGACACCAGACGTCATGAAACCCTTCTGAGCAATCATGTACATGATAAAGTCGTCGACGAGTTTAATACCTGTGGGTTTTTTCACAATTTCTGGACCAAAGTTTGCGAGTGCCAGGTACAGGACCATGGCGATGATAACGGGGCGTAGAGTCTCAGAATCGAACATATTACATTACTCGGACAAAAGAATTTCGCTGCTTGTCCACTTGTACTCTTCGCCCTCTGGATGGGGGCGGTGGCCGTAAATTTTGTCAATTCCAAACGTCTTCATACACTCCTCTGTGTGCTGACCATCCTCTCCACAGGGTCCGTGGCCGTACTTGGGCGTCCGGTACAGAATCGAGAGGTTGTTCCTTCCGTAGAATGATTCGACCCCAGGGACGTCGTCGCGGACAAAGAACATGTTCGATCCAGTGCTCTCCATGGCAACCATGCTGTAGCCAAACGTTCGCGCAAGGTTGAAAAAAGCCTGGACACTCGCACCAAAGTACGTGTCCAAAAAGTTTGGAGCGCCCTTGGCGTCGTACACAACCACCTTGTCAACTGGCGGCGGAAACGTGGCGTTGCACTCGGTGACAAACACCCTGGGACGGTACTCGCTCAGAATCTTCCTGATGATGTACCAGTCGTTAAAATCAACGTCGACAGTCAAGAAATCAAACTCTGTGGGAACCTCGTACTTTTTGAACAACTCGAGTACATTCTCAGCGACAATACGCTCGCTGTGGATATTCGAGTAGTGGCACGTAGTGTCGTCGCAGTTCCAGAGGACTCCCGTGAATCCGTGCTTCTTGTGGAGAATCTCACTGTTGTTGCTCGTGTCGGTGGCTCCAAAATCTACATAAAACTTGTTTGTGAACCCGATGACCTCGAAAATCTTTTCGGTGATGCCATCCTCGCCAAACTGCGCCCACTCGTGCCTCTCAAAGCGGTTCAGGAAAACCTTGTCGTCGGGAATCTCATGTAGGACATCTAGGCCATAATTTACAAACAAGTCGATGTAGACATTTACAATATTCTGTAGAATGTCTCGCTCTTGGGGACCAACGTTGGCCATCAAGAGGCGAATATGGTCGATGCGTCCACGAATGCTAAACATTATTATTTCATTTACACGTACAACCTTTAACTCAACAGTATCTAGCGCGCGATTCACTTGTCCTCTTGAACGAGCTTCTTGTCAACCTTCATGTACTTCGTGACCACAGTCTCCCCGTCAACCTTCTCAACAGCTGTAGGAACGCGAGTCATTTACTCGTCAAAGAGACACAAATCCTTAGCTGAAATCTGGTGCTTCTTGCAAAAACGCCCACAGGTTGCCCTGAACTTGCACTGTGTGTTGTTGAGGTTCACCGCCTGGCAAACCGCGTGGACCTTGACTGGAACATTCTCGTTCAAGACTCCAAAGAGACGCTTGGTTCCTTGTTGCGACTTGATTCGTTTGGCTTCTTGGTTGCGAGCATGAATAATAGACATGCGTTCCTTGAGTTTGAGAGAAAATGCTTCTTGTTCCTGGGGGGTGCCACGAACAGGAAACATGGGGTGAAGACGAACAGCACTCATTGTTTGTTTATTTGTTGAGTAAATTTGTTGTGGGTATTTTTGAGACAGGTTTTTTATGAAATGGCGTTTTAAAAAGTTTCTAGTGTAACTCTGAATGTATTTCATAACATTTTTCTATGTAATCATCATCGTTTAAATCTAACATGCAGACTAGGTAAAACAAATTGTGTTGACTAAGTTGTTTCATAAAATCTTCTTCGGGATTGTAAATCTTTTTGAAGTTATCAAGTTCAGTCTCCCAAGATGATCCAACGTACTCACTGATAACATCCTCGGCTTCACGTTTATAATCGAAACAAATCTCGTAAAGTTTCATCTTTACTAATAAGTTGTTTTTAACATTGAGTTAATCTCGGACAAATATTTTGTAGACTACAAGTACATGGTTGTTCGAATCATAATTTTCAGTCTCGGAATCACTATCGGGTGGGTCTCGAATAACGTTCTCCGAGAGATTGAAGAGCACTTAAAAGAAACAGACGAAGATTAATAAAAATGGCCCTCGATAAGAAGCTCATTAAGCGCGTCGATGACCTTTCCGATGACCTCAAGGATGCCAAGAGCGCCCTGAACAAGGGTCTCGCGGAGACGGACCTCTACAAGAAGTTTCTCACGTTTGTGCTCGAGGAGGGCATCGGTGAGAAGCAGGCCAAGGCCCAGGCGCTCAAGCTGACCCTCGAGTTTTACAAGGCGCAGGTCTAGAAGCCAAGGCGAAGCCTTGTAAACAATATTGATACGAGTGCTACGCACTCAGGGCCTACGCCCCCGAAGCGATACTGGACAGGTACACGTCCGTCTCGCCTTCTATGCCTGGGTACTTTTTCATCGCCCTCTGATTCACCATTTCCTGAACATTGTTGATGTGTTCTTCAAACTTTGCAAAGTCTACACCAGTCTTACGGTTAATCTCTCTCGCCGAGGCCATTTCTTTAAGGGACAGCAAGTACCCCATGGCGTAATTGGCGTGTGTGACGCTCGTGAGCAACGACGCATCTTGCTGCGCAGTTGTCGCCCACTTTGCACACTTTTGGACCATCTTTTTAATATCGGGACCCTGTGAGCTCCTGTAAATTAAAAATATGACAACAACTGCGAGTACCGCGTAAAGGTACATATAAATTTAAACAACATTTTGTTAAACATGGAAATCTACACGGACGGGAGTTGTTTGGGAAATCCGGGACCAGGTGGTTGGGCTGTCATAGGTCCCGATTTCGAACTTTCGGGGAGTCTCGGGGACACCACCAACAACGCCATGGAACTCACGGCTGCTCTCAGGGCGCTCGAACACATCGGTTCCGCGGACGCCACGATTTACACGGACAGTTGTTACCTCAAGAATGGCATCACAAAGTGGGTCCTCAACTGGAAAAGGAATGGTTGGAAGACTGCAGCAGGACAGCCCGTGAAGAACAAAGAACTTTGGTGCGAGATTGACAGACTCAATGGTGTTCACGTAAAGTGGCAATGGGTCAAGGCTCACAACGGCCACCCTTTCAACGAAGCGGCTGACAAACTGGCCTACAGGATGGCTCAGGAAATAAAAAATAAACGCTGATATAAATGGCTGACATGCACCTTATCTCGTACTACATTGGTATATCCATCATATTCCTGACTCATATATTTATGTTGTTCCAGATGCCATCAATGAGAATGCACTCCATCATCAACCTTGTTGCTGCACTCATGATTGCATACTATTTCATGTTTCGTGAACGAATCATCAACTTTTGAAGTCAGATAAAAAGATGACTCGCAGTTTTACAAAAAGAAAGAATGGCCGAGACCATCCAGAAGATTTCCCACCTCGAACACATTCTCAAGCGCCCCGATTCCTATGTGGGACCCACGTCTCGCACCACCGAGCCTTACTGGGTCCTCGAGGGCTCCAAGTTTGTTCAGAAGAATCTCACGTACTCCCCAGCACTCTTAAAAATTTTCGACGAAATTCTCGTCAATGCGATTGATCGCAATTCTACATTCCCAAAACTTGTCAAGAGTATCTCCGTTACGGTTGACAAGGAAACTGGAAGCATCACAGTCGAAAACAACGGACCTCTCGGTGGCATCTCGGTCCTCAAAAACGAAAAGGAGGGCATCTGGAACCCCGAGTTGACGTTTGGTCACCTCCTCACGAGCACCAACTATGACGACACCAAGGACCGCGTGGTTGGTGGTCGCAACGGGTACGGTGCCAAACTCGCAAACATTTACTCGAAACTCTTTTCGATTGAGATTCTCGATTCTGAAAACAAAGTTCGGTACACTCAAAAGTGGTCCGAAAACATGTCAGTCGTCTCCGAGCCGCTTCTCCGCAAGTACGCCCTCGCAACCTCGACCGTCAAGATTACTTTTGTTCCAGACTGGAAACGTTTTGGAATGAGTGGTCTCGACGAAGACTTTTTCAAGATTGTCGAGAAGCGCGTGTACGATGCGGTTGTCTGTACCAGTTCCAACTGCAAGGTGTCGTTCCAAGGGGTGCGTCTCGAGCAAATGTCGACCGAGGACTATGCGAAGATGTACCTGGAGGAAGGGGCGCAAGTTGCGACCCTGAACGCCGAGAGGTGGTCTGTGACTGTCGCACCCAGTGACGGTTTCCAGCAAGTCTCGTTCGTCAACGGCGTCTGCACCACCAAAGGCGGTACTCACGTGGATCACGTCGTGAATGCATTGTCCTATGGAATCGTGGATGAGCTCAAGAAACTCCAACTGAAGCCCCAGAATGTCAAGGGCGCCATGTTTGTGATGGTTCGTTCCACGCTCGTGAATCCCACATTTGGGAGTCAGGTCAAGTCCGAGTGCACGCTGAAGACGTCCGAGTTTGGAAGCCGTTTCGAGTCGACGCCAAAGTTCATCAAGGCGGTTCTGAAGACTGGAATCCAAGAAGAACTCCTCGCAGTCTCCAAGTCCAAGGAACTCAAAGAACTCAAGAAGACGGACGGTTCTCGAAAGTCCAAGATTACTGGGATTCCTAAGCTCGACGACGCGAATTACGCGGGCACGAGTCGCTCGGACAGATGTGTGCTCATCGTCACGGAAGGCGACTCGGCCAAGACTCTGGCGGTCGCGGGGCTCTCTGTGGTCGGCAGGGACTACTATGGCGTCTTTCCGCTCCGGGGCAAGTGCAAGAATGTCCGGGACGCGAGCGTCAAGCAACTCATGGCGAATCAAGAGTTTAACGACCTCAAGAAGATTTTGGGTCTCCAGCAGGACCGCGAGTACAGGTCGCTCTCGGAACTCAGGTACGGCAAGCTGATGATTATGACGGACGCGGACAATGACGGGAGTCACATCAAGGGGCTCATCCTCAACATGATTCACTACTTTTGGCCGAGTCTCCTTTCCCTCAACTTTGTGGTGAGTATGGTGACTCCAATCATCAAGGCTACCAAGGGGTCTCAGACCGAGTCGTTTTACACCGATTCGGCTTTTCGGGCGTGGTACGAAAACGTGGGCGCTTCGAGAACCACTTGGAAAATCAAGTACTACAAGGGTCTCGGAACTTCGACGTCTGCGGAAGCTCGCGAGTACTTCAAGAGCATCACCAAGCTGACTGTGGCGTTCCAGGTGGATGATGCGACCAAGGAATCCATAGTTCTCGCGTTCGACAAGACCAAGGCGGATGAGAGGAAGCAGTGGCTCCTCGAAAACTCTGGAAAGAATCTCGAAGTCAACTATGGTGAAATTTCAAACTTGCAAGTCTCGGACTTTGTTCACAGGGACCTCATCAATTTCAGCCTGGCGGACCTGAGGCGCTCGGTTGCGAGCATGTGTGACGGCATGAAACCGTCGCAGCGCAAGGTGCTCTACGCGTGCTTCGAGAGGAACCTCAAGGATGAGATGAAGGTGGCGCAGTTGGCTGCCTATGTGTCGGAAAAGACTTCGTACCACCACGGAGAAGTCTCGCTCGCCGAGACTATTGTGAAACTCGCCCACGATTTCACGGGCTCGAACAACGTGAACCTTCTCGAGCCCTGTGGGCAGTTTGGTACGCGTCTCATGGGTGGCAAGGATGCGAGTCAGACGAGGTACATTTTCACAAAGCTGACTCCAGATGCGAGGCGGCTCTTTGACGCCCGGGACGACCCGGTTCTCGAGTACCTCACCGACGACGGAAAGCAGATTGAGCCAGAGTTTTTCGTCCCGGTGCTCCCGACGGTCCTCATCAACGGCACGGAGGGCATCGGAACTGGGTTCAGCTGTTTCGTTCCTCCGTACAACCCGAGTGACATTGTCGCCAACATCAAACGGTTCCTGGCTGGGGAACTGGTGCAGAAGATGACCCCGTGGTTCAAGGGATTCAAAGGGACAATCGTACAGGACCCTGAAGACAAGCACGCGTGGGTCATGCACGGCGTCTACAAAGTCTCTGGAAACACGGTGACTGTGACTGAGCTTCCACCGGGTCGCTGGATCCAAGACTACAAGGAGCACCTCGACGACTTGTGCGAAAAGAAGCTCGTCACGGGTTACAAGAACAACTCCACGACGACCGATGTTCACTTTGAGATTGAGTACGAGGGCAAGGACCTCGAGAAGGACCTCAAGATGACCAAAGTGATTCGAACGAGCAACATGCACTTGTTTCACCCAAAGACTGGAATCAAAAAGTATTCTTCGGCCGAAGAAATACTTGTGGACTTCATCGAGATTCGGATCCAGTACTACAATCTCCGCAAGAAGAACATGATTGAGAGTCTCACTCAAAAGGCTCTGGTTCTCTCCAACAAGGCAAAGTTTGTGCGCCAGGTTGTCGACGGCGACCTCATAATCTTCAAGCGCAAGAAGAGTTCGCTCGAGGAGGAGCTTCTTCGAAAGTTTGGGGCGTTTGATTACCTCTTGGAAATCAAGACGTACCAGTACACCGAGGAGGCGATTGCCCGACTCATCAAAGAGTCGGGCGAGGCTTCTGAGGAGCTCGAACAATTGAAAAAGAGTAAAGTTCTGGACCTGTGGAAAGCAGACATTAAAAATATGGTTCAGTAATAGTAAGAAATGGAAGACGTGACACCTGAGAGCATCCTGGGAAAGGCTGGGACGGGTGCCGTCCTGTCCCTTGACGCGGTCGGAATGCAAGACACGTTTCTCGTGGACGGGGACGGTCCCTCGTTTTTCCAGTTCAAGAACCAGAGACACACGCAGTTTACAAAGTATTCGGCCAGTGTCCAAATGAACAATGACTTGTCTACGAATTGGCCATTTGGACAAGTTCTCCCAGTGAATTTTCGACCAAAGGAGATGGGTGACATTCTTCAAAACATGTACTTTAAGTGCACGCTCCCGTCTCTCGCAGGTCTCCCAGGGAATCCGCAGTACTGCGACAATGTCGGTCTCGCTCTCATCAACCAGATGCAGTTGGCGGTCGACGACACCATCCTAGAAATAATCAAAGACGACTGGAACGTCATCTACACAGAGTTGTATTACACATTCGAAGAAAAGGCTGCCTTCTCGAAGATGATAAACGTAGACTCTGTGAATGGCGGAAACTTGTACATTCCGCTCCACTTTTTCTTTTCGAGGAGACACTCGTCCTCGTTCACGTCGAGTCAACACGGGAATCAAGAGGTTTCGTATTTCAAGCCAGGATTCCTGACGTGCGCGGCTCGAAACCACAGAAATCTGACTGTAACATTCACGTTCAACCCCGTGGCGTTCTTTAGCAGCGCAAATTCTGTGACTCTGAGCAGTTTTTATATAGTCACGGACGAAGTTGTGCTCAGTGACGCCGAAAGAAACTACCTGAAGACCAACATTCAAAAGAATCTCGTGTGTTTTACGAGAAACGATTCGGTGTACCCAGTGACGCAGAGTCCGTTTGTAGCCAATTTGACGCCGAGTGGCCCGGTAAAGGTTATACACTGGTTCATTCGGAATCAACTCTACGAAAACCAAAACGACCCAACGTTCTACAACAACAGATTCAACTTTTCTAATCAAAATTACAACTTGCCATTTTCGCCGTCGAGAACTCTGTTGCAACAAGAAACAAACAATCCGGTTGTGTCCGAAACGTTGTTGTATCTCAACGGAGTTCAGTTGACGCTCTTGTCAAAACCAGTGACAGTGACAAACAGGATAGAAGGTTCGTACTATTTCAAATTTACACAGCCTCTGGGTCACTCTCTCAGCACTCCCGATAGAAATATTTACACGTACTCATTTTGCATCAACCCAGCCGATCCGCAGCCTTCGGGGGCTCTTGATTTTTCTAGGATGGATTCGCGTTCGACCTTTATCAACGCTTCTTTGTTTTCCCTCACAGGTGCAAAGAGCGGGGTCAAATGGAACATGTACATATTTTACACTGGGTTCAATGTCGTCACTTACAAGAACGGACTTGTTTCACTAGACTCTGGTTGGTAATGTACTCGATGATGTTGTGTTGGATGCACCACTTGATAAAGTTCAGTTGTGCCACAGTCGTCTGAATCTTTATGCCGTCTGTGTTTGGAATTTCGTACTCAAACTTTTCGGTCCGGCAAAAAGGGTCAAACAACTTTTTACTGTATCCGTCGAGACTCGATTTGTAGGCGCAGTGGACCAAGAACGGTTTTCCGTCATTGGTCTGGTACGAGAGGTTCTTCTTCTTTGAATAATCAGTTATAAACCACTCGAGGTTTCTCAGAGAAATTCCTTGGCGCTTCTCGAGAATGTCACAGAGGTACATTGAATTTTTCTCATCTTGGTAAAAATTTTGAATGGAATGAAAGAGGGTCTCCGAGCGACTCATAGTCTACCCAACTAACTTCAAATATCTATAAGTAAGTTTTGGCGGGAACCTCTTGTTTTTTCGCATGCGGGACACCCTGGTAAAAAGAGACAATCCATCATCGTGTGACCGACGTGCGGATTCTTTTCCGCCGTGGGCGACTCGACCGTCTTGGGTCTCTCCTTCCTCTGGGACACGTGCCTCTTGCAGTACCCACAAAACTTTCCGGTGAACGTACACTGTATCCCGCGCCCAGTCACGCCGAGGCACCTGTTTCCATCCGAGATGGGTTCATCGGTCGCAGGTGTTCCCGAAGCTAGTGGAATGTCTCGCAAAAGCAACTTCAAAGAAATGTCATGTCTCTTTGAAATAACTTGGGCGTAGTTCATCAACTGCTTTTGGACCTCGGCGTCCACGAGCTCTTGAAATTTTTCAAGAAGCGACATCTTGTTCTTGATGATACAACGTGGCATTTTTTTATGTGAGTACATAAATGTCAGCCGAGCGCGTACTGGCAGGAGCAGCCTCTGGTGGTATGACTGAGTTGTGGGGTGCTATACTCGGAGGTGGTCCAGATCCGAGATTTTCAGTCGGGAGACAATTGTTGCAAACCGCTTACAACCCAGTGATTCTTGCTCAGTTCATTCTCGATAAGAATAACTTGAAAACAGACACATTAACAACCATCTTCAATCTAGTCTCACCAGATGGCAAGCCCAAGTTAGAGTTGTACAAAGACCCAACAAAGAATGTTTTACAAAAGCCCGACATGGGCGCCCTAGCCTACATTTGGCAACAGTTTAGCACAATCACTAATAACGAGGTTCTTGCACAACGCATGCAAGAAAGTCTTATTACGTATAGAGACGCCTACATTAAATTTTATAGACCGATACTTGATAATTTCAGACTTGACACAGCCGACGGCCTGGCTTCTGCAATTGTTGTCTCGGCCATGACCCAAGTGGCGTTCCCCGAGAAACCACCAGTGCAAACTACTAAACCACCTCCGATAGCTACCGCGAGAGGTCAGGCAGTACCCAGTGAACTCGTTGGAAGCCCGGGACCCTCGTTTAGTGCTCCGAAAAAGGGAGAAGTTTTTGGAAGAATGGGGACTCTGGTAGAACCCGTTTCTAACATAGTTCTTAGAAAACCTTTAGTATTTCCACAGGACTGGGCTCAGAATATGGTTAGACAAGGTATAGTAACCTCAGCCTTTCTCGATTCAGGTGTACTTGCCATTTTTGCACTTTTTTCAGTCAAAGATTCAGATTATGTGGATCCGAATGGAAAAAAATTCACAGCCAGCGATAAACAGTTTATTTCTCAACTTATATTCAAAGCCGCCAAAGAGTTTATGAAGGGTTCTGAAAATGACATGTCTCGCGAGGACGCAGTCCTGTATGGGCAGGCGGTGGAACAACTCAAAACTTACGTTCCCGATTTCACTAGAAAACTAGAAAACTTGAAGAATGACAGTGTCGCAAAACCAATGTTGTCCCTATTATTTAGGGTAACCACGGCTGTAGGACAGGGTAGTCTCATTACCCCCATCATGATTAAGAAAACTTAAAAAGAATATTTGTGAAACATAATGAAGAGTGAAAACGTTATGTGCCTCTGTGCGCTTTTTATATTTTTCCTAGTCATCGCATGGATATTAATGAGAAACGAAAGGTACGAAATGTCCCAGGCCGAAAGAGACGCGATTACTGCCAACATCGGAAAGGATTTCAAATGGGACATGTCTGCGTTCAATGAAAAATCAGCGGAAAACTTGACGAAAAACAAAATAAATATTGCAGATAATTCTTCTGTAATAATCGACCCAAAGACTTTATCAGTAGCCGCCAAGGCTGCGGCAACTTCAAAAGACATTCAGGTTTCACAGGATAATCGATTTCTGAACGATGTTATTACTTCTATAGTTCCGACTGATTATACGGCTTCGTCGCCCGTTTATTCGCCTGATGATATAGGTGAACTTTACAAACTGGGTCAGGAAGCACTCAAAGCAAAGAACATGACTGCTGATTACAAGAAATTTTTGTTCAAGTACCAGGCAGTTCAAACGGGTGTACCTGATTTGTATTCACCGTGGAGGAATCTCAGACCAGGCTTGACTAAAGACGTGATAGGATTTTTACTTGGTCAGGCGCCGACGTCCGTTCTTGTTCCGCCCCCTCCCCCAACGACTCCACCGCTACCTCCACCCGCTGTCGCATCCTTTCCGAAACCTTTCAAAGAAGGAACGTACTCGTGTGTACGCAATGGAACTACGCTGGTTTGCACTTCGATGTAAACAAGTCCTTGATACTTGGTTGTTTCGGATCTTTTTTGGCGCGCTTCTTCTTCATCAGAAGGTCCTCGAAGATGGTGTCCTTCTCCACAATCGGTTCGAGCAAGTCGCACACTGGATTCATAAACTTGTTTGTAAAATAGTACTGGTAATCGAGCGGCACCTTGTTTGCAAGAACAAACAAGGGGTCTTCGGCCTTTTCAAACTGCTTGGCCCTGGGGTCACCCGTGTCAACGAGAACAAACTGAACGCGATCGCCCGATTGCGGCTCGGACCCTGGTTCCCGTTCGCGCATCTTTCGAACAACAGACACGTGCGGTAGGTTCACGTGGTCAATGTCGTCGCTGTCCGTCGCCACGGGCTTTTTCGTTTTGGTCCCATCCTTTTCGAACCGACCCGTGTACGAATCCGCGAGTTTCTGGGAAAGAACCAGCTTGTCATTGGGGACCCTCCCGTCCAAGAGTTCCACGGCCCTCTTGCGCGCGAGCTGAATCGCACCTTCGGGGTTTTTACTCTCGAGAATCACGTCCAAGAGCTCCTTGCAGACCTCACGGACAAAAGGCGTGTTGTCGCGCCTGACAACCTGGAGACCCTTGATGTCGATGTAATTCATCTTCATGGCTCCAGTCTTGTCTTGCGTCCACAGTTTCGCCGCGTACCGCTTCTTCGAGTACAGGAAATAGGGGCAGTAGACCTTTTCGAGCTCGAGGTTGTTTGGCTTTTTGAAGAGCGCCGTGCACTGCTCGGCAGCCTGCTCCCCGAGCTTCCACGAGTACTCAATCGCCTCTTGGCCCGTGCGACCCTGAACGTCAAACTCAACCATGACCGAGTCCGTGTCACCGTACCTGACCTTTGCACCTGGAAAGTTGGCCTCGACGTAATTCTTCGTCTCTTCAATCATGCTGCGACCCTTGAAAGTGACCGTGCTCGCAATCGGAACGCAGGGGAGTATGCCTTTTCCAGCGCCCGTGAAGCCGTACACAGAGTTCATCGACACCTTGTAGGCGAGCTGCTTGCCGTCGTAGACCTGTTTCATCTGTGGCGTCGTCGACTCGGCCATGTCCTTCTTGGCCTTTTTACGAAACGCCTTGAGCTCCACCAGAATCGCTGGCAAGAGGCTCGGGGCATTCTGAGCAAACGTGTAGGTCCGGTCTCCGATTGTAAACCTTTCGTAGGTGATACCTGGAAGCTTGTCGTACTTTGGATCCATCACGAGCGTGGAGTAGCACAAGTTGTGAGCAACCATGATGGACGGGTACAGTCCCTCAAAGTCCAACGCAGTGATTGGCGTGTAATAGGCCCCAGTCTGCGCCTCGAGAACCGTCGCACCTTCGTATGGGTCGCTCTGAATCTTGCCCCAGCGAATGGTCGGAACCATGAATCCGAGCTCGCGAGCCTTTCGAGTCAACTGACTGAACACCTTGATTTGCTGACCGCGTTCGGACAAGTAACACAGAGGGACCCAGGTCGCCTTGGCCATCTCGACCAGGTTTGTGAATATGCACAGCTTGTCCATCAGCTGGTGGGGCAACTCAGTGTCCTTGACGCAGTACTCAGCCACCTCGCTCAGCTTGTCTGGGTTGCCCTCCCTGAAGCGCCTGAACATCTCCTTGGGGCTCATGTCAATCTTTTGGTCGCCCAGGAAGGTCTTGGAGACAAAGTTCAAAGAGTACGAGTCGAGCTTCTTTTCGCGCTTGACCTCGTGGAACAAGTCGAAGATGAACCGTCCCGACATTGGAAACAGCTTCAGGGTGTTGTCCCCGAGCGCGCTGGAAGAAAGTTTCTTGTAGACCATCTCACACTCTTGGTCCTTGAGCTTTCCGAGATTGTAAAACGTCTCGGGGCACCTGACGACAAACCTGGCCCTCTTGTAAATGTACTCGAGGTCAAACCCGAATATGTTCCAGCCCGTGAGAACGTCAATGTCGTGGCGGTTCACGTACTCGGAAAACCCCATGAGGAGGTCCTTTTCCGTCTCGTAGCTCACGATTGTGCAGTCGTCACGTGGGCTCGTCTTCTTGTAGCACAGGCACGTCTTGTCGTAGAGCTCAGTGCTCCCTTGGCGCTTCAACGTGATGGCAATCTGGAAGCACGCGTCGTCCTCGATTTCGGCGTCGGGAAACTTCCCGGTCGAGCTGTTGGTCTCAATGTCAAAGGATGCGATGATGAATGGGGCAATGTCGTCGCGAGGAACCGGCTTGAGTTCCTTCCAGTCGTTGCAAAACAGGTCAACCTGAGTCTTGGCGATGGAATTACCAACACAGTTGGAGCCCGTGTCGATCCACCCCGTCGACTGAATTCCAGAACGATGCATGAGACGCAACATGGGTTCTATGTTGGACTCGTAGACCTTGAGTGCGTACGGTTCATCCTTCAGCGGGTACCTCAGTTTCGAGTCGCACATTTTCATGTCAGACAGAGTTGCAAAATCAAGTTTCATAAATGGGAACGTTTCACTGTTTTGAAAACCCCACAAATCTTTCAATTTTGCAATACCGTACCCTTTGACATTCGGACACACGCGTCTGATTTTTTCAAATAGAATTTTTACAAAAGTCTCAGTCGCACCTTTTGGGAGTTTTACGAAAAAATATGGGTCGAAACGAGTTGTCACACAGACAGATTTGCCATCCTCGGACCTTCCAAAGATGCTCACGTTATGAGACTCGTCCTCGACGTCGCGAGCTTCCCACGTGAGAGCCTGAAAGACAACCATCTTTGTTTTCTAAGAGAACGCGGGGAACTTTTAACTGAATAATTATATTTCTAAATAGAAATGTCAGGGGCACTTGTCGAACTCGTTGCAAAGGGTGCCCAGGATGCCTACCTCACTGGAAGTCCCGAAGTTTCATTCTTCCATCAACAGTACAAGCGCCACACGAACTTTGCCCAAAAACAGGTGCAGCTCACATACACCGGAGCCGCAGTCGCGACGAATCAGATTTCCGTCAAGCTTCCCAGCAAGGGCGACCTTCTCGGGTACGTGTGGATGGACATGAATCCGTTTTCAAACGCCACCGTCGCAACGTCCAACGTCTCGACGCTCGTTGGAAATGGCATCAATCAGCCGACATTCTTCGAGTTGTACATCGGCGGACAGCTCATCGACCGTCAAGACGCCTTTTACATGGTGCAGTTTTGGCAAAAGTTTCTCAACGATTCGTCCGCCAAGGGGTACTCGCTCCTCGGCGGGGCCCAGAATTCTGGGACGCCGATCCAAAACGTTTTGAATTCTCAGTGGCTCCCTCTCCACTTTTTCTTTTGCGACGCGTGTTATCTCCCGCTCGTGGCTCTCCAGTACCACGAGGTTGAAATCAGAATCACATTCGGAAGCGACTACACGGTGGGCGTCTCCTCGCCTCCAAACTTTTACGCAAACTACATCGTCCTCGACACGGCCGAGCGCGCCATGATTGTGGACAAGGAGGTGGACCTCCTCATCGAGCAGGTTCAGCGAATCACCGCCGTGAGCTCATCCAAGTTTGACCTCAGTTTCTTGAACCACCCAGTCAAGTGCCTCCTGTGGGGTAACTCGAACGTCGGAGCGACCAACGCGACCGCCTTCCTCACGCAGCAGGTTCAGATTTATCTCAACGGCACGGAAATCTTCGGGTCCGCGATGCCCGACGTCTTCTTTTCGGCCGTGAGCTCGTATTACCACTCGGAGTTTGCAAGTATTCTTCAAGGTGGACAGAACCAGCTCGACCCACAGCAAGCTGGTGGCAACTTGAAGATGTACTCGTTTGCGCTCAAAGCGAACAAGCACCAGCCCTGCGGCACTTGCAACTTTAGCCGTCTCGACACGGCCAGTCTCACGTTTGCGCCCACGACCCCTCAGGACACTCCTACAAACTTTTATCTGTACGCAGTCAACTTTAACATTCTTAGAATCAAAGGTGGCATGGGCGGTCTCGCGTTCAGTAGTTAAAATGTCCAAGTATATAAAATGAAGTGGGTCGTGATTGCTCTATTAGTACTCGCCTTTTTTCTCATTGCGACGAAAAAAGATGTTGCTCAGCGAGAAAAACGCCCCGAGCGGGTAGTACCGAATTGCAAGCCCGTGTACCTGGATCCGCCAAGTGTGTATTTCAACGAACCCATTTTGTACTCCGAGTGGCCCCAGGCTCCTCTTGAAATATCTTCTTCACTGTAATTAATGAAAACTGTGACTGTTGTGATATTAGTCACGATAGCTTTTTTTGCAATTTGGTTCACTATGTACCCTAAAATCTCGCCTATGCTAAAATTGAACAAAGTGGAGGTGGACGTGAAACAAGACATTCCAGCCACGTGGAATCTCGATTGGCAAGGGGGACCAGGCTACGACAGGTACAAAATACTCACAGAAAAGGGACCGTATAATATGTAATTTACAGGTGCATTCTACAGACCGCGCGGTACACATCAGCATCCCCTACAAACTCCTGCTCCGTTCTCGTCGACGTCCTCTTTGTGAATGGTCCAAGCGTGCCATCCAAACACTCCATACACAGCGCCTTGAGCTTCGTCACGTCATCCGCCAACGGAATCAACTCTAAAAGTTCTCCAAATACCCGTTGCCGAAAGTCGCCGTCCAGTCCTGCGAGTATCACGTGCTTGCCGTCCCTGAGAGCTTGTTCAACAAATGGTCGAAGTCCTTCAAAAAACTGAACCTCGTCGACTGCGACAACATGCGCTTCATAGTAGTACTTCGTCTCTAGCACACTTGACAGGTCGAGTGTTTTTATACACCCAAACGTATTCTGGTCATGCGTCTGCAGTACCTCACTCATATTTCGTATGTCTTTTTTTGAATTTATTACAAGAACCTTGTCCCGAATCACTTGATGACGCTTCAACCTCCGAATCAACTCAGAAGTCTTTCCCGAAAACATGCTACCCATGATTATTTCGAGATGTGCAACCATTTTTCTTTTCTAATCACTGGTGCTCGAACGTTTAACTGTCAGATGGATGGTACCATCTGGCCTGACGTCCTTGTCCCTGATGTTTGTAAAGTATGGGTTGGTAGGGTACCGAGCAAGGATATTCTCAAAGTAAAACTTCATCACGTCAGGTTCAGTGCCTGAGATGATGTAGCCGATGCTGCGGGGCGACTCCTCCCAGGAGATAACCTTGATGCGCTCCTGGAGCTCCTTGCTCGCCTCGTGGTACTCCCACGGTGTGGTGCTCGGGGGAGGAGGGAGCGGCGCATCAGACTGGGCAAAGGACTCGATGCGCTTGTTCAGCATCTTGACCGCCTTGGGTAAACGGCTCTCCTTGCCCCAGACCTCGATGACACCGCGCTTGAAGTCGTACCAGAGGTAATCAACCTTTGAGAGCTCAGTCATACGCTTGAGGTGACACCCTTCACGCCCGATGAAAATCTCAGGCTTGATGTGCTTGGGGAGGGAAACCTGTGTGTAATGCGCGTTCGGTGGATCGTACTCGGGCATCTTTGCTTCTTTTATTAGTAGTGTATTTACGTCTTAAGTTAGTTTGGGACACATAAATAAAATATTTGTAAAAAGTAATGGACACTTTTACAACATTGTTTTGGTTTTTCACAATAATTTTCATTCTGATGTCTGGGTACCTTCTTTGTTGTACAAAGAGGAGCCCTGTGTTTTACGCACAGATTGCATCGGGTCTCGGTATATTCGCAACGAGCAAGATTGGTCGCAAGTTTCTGGGGCTCGAGTGAAATTAAATGGTTACAAATAGTATGAGTACGACAGATGACACAGGTGTGCGTAAAAAGAAACCCCCGAGAATTTGGCACGAACAACACGAGAAGATTCTCAAAGAGTGGGGAGAGTCCTCCTCGTGTTTTCGCCACATGCACTTTCGGGCCTATCAAATAAACAAAGTCTGGAGCATGAGTTTTACGCTTCCCGTCATAATCATTAGCACAATCACGGGAACCGCAAATTTTGCCCAAAAGACCTTTCCGCCCTCGGTCGCCGACTTTATCCCCTCCATCATCGGGGCGTTCAACCTTTTCGCAGCCATCATGACGACCGTCGCACAGTTTCTCAAAGTTACGGAGCTCATGGAGAACCACAGAGTCACGAGCATTCAGTACGGAAAGCTCTCGCGCAAAATCAAACTGGAACTCACGCTTCCCATTTCCGAGAGGACTCAGCACGGGGACAACATGGTGGAAATGTGTAGAGCCGAGTACGACAGACTCATCGAACAATCTCCACCAGTTCCCAAAGAAGTTATCAAAATGTTTGAGAAACAGTATCCAGCGACGAGCAACATATCTTTTCATACCCCCGAACTCACAATCATTCATCCAATTGTTCTCTTTGACAATCAAAAAGAAGAGGAACGTCTCAAGGAGAAGAAGAAAAAGGAGGCTGCAGAAAAGAAGGAATTTGTTCCAACAAGATTAAATGAACTTCAAAACTTGGTCCAGAGAGGAATTGTTTCGAGGTTCACTGTGCCAACCAGACCCGCACGAATCATAGAAGACTCTGAACCGAATACACCATCTCTTACGGAAGGTTCAGAAGCGGTATAAAAATGTTTAGGTACTTCAAATGAAACCTTCTTGGATGTTTTTTGTTGTTGCTGCACTATTCTTTGTCGTCTTGTTTCGGATGAAAACGTCCGCGTACGCCGAAGTGGGTACTATTAACATTCCGCGGGGACTGTACGATATGTTTCCAGCACTGAACACCACGAGCGAGACGCCGCCTCCCGCGATGTAAAAAAATATTGTGACATTTAAATGAAAAACTCTGTTATTCTTCTTGTCATCATTCTCCTGATTCTCCTGTTTTACGTAAACACGTCTGGGTATATCAGCAGGGCTCTTTCAATGTACGAGCCCCCCACACCGACAGAGAATCCTCTTATAATGTTCATGAATCAGCAACAGAAGGAATCAGCCCAGTGAGCTATGAAATGGAACTCTGGATGCAGTTTAATTTAACGAGTATGTAGACCAAAAGTATCAGCAAAATCAGATTAAAAATCACGCCTCCAAGAATGTAGGGACCAACTTTTTGTTTCATCTTTTCTTTGAGCGTGTCATTTTCGAAAATCATATCTAGCGCTTGAGTAGTGAGTTGATCCATGGACCGAGTTGTTACAACTATCAGACAAAAAGAAACTGAGGAAATATTCGGACGAGGAGACTACATCAGAAACATTCAGAGTCTCGTGTCGAATTGTACTTCTTTTTGCATCTACGGTCCTACTGGTGTCGGGAAATCCTTTTTACTCAAGCACGCGCTTCATGGTTTCAGTTACATAGAACTTTCCCACGACCTCGCGAAAAACATGGACCGTCTTCGAGACACCAGCATCAACGTGGTTGTCGAGGAGATGAGCGTCACCGAACCTCTGACAAAGGGTTCGACCATAGTGGTTTCCGACGCGATGATGGAGGAATTCGAATGCATGCGAATCGAGCCTCTTTCAGTCGCGAGTCTCGTGGAACTCGGTTCCAAAAAACACCCAGACGTTCCGCTCGAGCGAATCACACTGTCCGCCGAGTCTTCGAATGGCGACGTTCGGGCATTTTTGTTTCATCTCGAGGAGTTTACTCACTCTCGAGACGTCTTCAAGACTCCCAAAGAGTTTGTGTACGACCTCGTGTGTCGCAACGGGTCCCTCGAAGCTAGGGACTACATCGGATCCACGGTGACTGAACACGGTTACACGTGGGGTATCATACATGAAAACTACGTGGACGCCCCTGGGGTTGATTGCGCGAGGATAGCCGACCTGATGTCCCTGGCCGACATCAAGGATGAGGAACTCTACGCGTGCGGACACACTCAAGGGAGCATCTTCAGCATGTTTGGAATTGTTTTACCAGCCCTGGAAATCAATCACGCACTGGACCGAAGCACCATGCGTCCCGGGAGCGCGTGGACCAAGTTTAACAATTACAAGATGCGCCACCGAAAGTACCAGGAACTGTATATGCGCACAAAAATCGACGTGGACGCTCTTTCAGTCATCTCAGAGTACTGCAAGAAACAGCCGAACGACGTCATGCCGCTCTTGCAGTCGTACGGTCTCGAGTCTCCCGACATTGACCTCATGAATCACATTTCCATCATCAACAAAGTGAAACCTCGAGTTCTTCAAAACATCAAAACAAAATTAAAACTCCTTAATAAGTAATGAAGTGGTGGCACTGGATACTTGTTATACTACTAGTCTCGTGGATTCTTAGGTTCATAAAACCTAGGTACGCGACTCCAGAGTCGAGCGTCCTAGAAAATGGGTTCCAGGTCATAGATTGTTTCACGGAGAATGAGGTCGAGCACCTCAGGTCTCTCTGGGATGCTGACGAAAACAAAAAGATTCAAGACTACATTCAGAACAATCACAATGTTCTTCGCCAAGTTCAACAAGTTCTCGGAGCGTCCTATGTGTTTCAGGATTACATCCTCTTGATTAAAAAGTCACGGATCCACACGTGCCACAGGGACTTTAACTCGGACATGTACAACGCGAAACAAAAGCATCCCAGTTACACTATAATCTTTTATCTGGAGGCCATGGACAGGTGTCTCGACGTGGTCGACAAGAGTCACACGCTCAATTACGGAGTCTTTTTGACTGACGAGACGACCAGCATCCCGTGTCGCACCGGGGACGGCATCCTCTTTGATGCCAATCTGATACACGCTGGGTCTTTCAACGAGAAACCAAACAACAAGCGTATCCAGATGAAGCTGACGCACGTTGAAGACATCGAGGCCATCGGGTTCTTCAACGATTACAAAAAGACTCTGGACAAGGACAACGTGTCACCAGAGTTGTTCACGAATCTCCAGAAACACTTTTCGTGCCAGTTTCCTTCAATCAGCGACTTTGTCAAAAACAAAGTTTCAAAATCTTCTGAGAGATTCTTTTCAACAATTTTTTACGGAGACCCAAACTTTTATGAACTAAGGGACGTATAGAAAAGTATGAAAAGAAGAATCAGACACAGTCCGTCTATCATATTTCCAACAGTAAGTTCTATATTTGTTCCGGGTATTCTTAACATTTTATTTTGCATCTGGGTATTTTCATCCTTTTCACCAGAAGTTGGTCTGTATACAAAATAAGAGCCCCAATGAACCTTCTTTGTTTCGCGCAATGAAGATGCGTTTTCGTCTGTTGCAAAAATGTTGTACATTGACTTGTACATTTTCATGTCGGTTAGTGCAAGTTGTAAGTCTATATGTTGAATAACTCTCTTCGTTGAGAGCTTTTTCATTCCTTTTCTGTTTATGAGATACGCACCAGTGCTTGCATTTATTCCAGCGTCATACGTTCCATCTTTGCAATACATGTCACAGTGTAGTTTAATCATTTCCCAATCTTCTGGAACACTTGAGATGATTTGTTCGAAATCAATTTCAGAAACTTTTGGATACGCATCGTCTTCAAGTATGAGAGCTATAGGAACGTTTGCATCATAGAGCTTCTGAGCCAGTAAAATGTGGGACAGTCCACACCCTATAGTACCCCTGGGACAAAACTTTTGGCAGACTGGATGTACATGTTTTAAATGTTTTAAATGTTCATCTTTTTTTGCGTTGACACCTTTAAAGG